TTAACAATTTTGTTAACTGGCTCGGGCTGATCGGGGTTAATCTTGACCATTTTTGTCTCGCCATCTTCACCGATGATGCGAGCAATGCGCTGCGTGTCGTAAATTTTTGGAATCAAGTCTACAAGCTGACGGGCTACATGACGTACAGCACGCATGAGGTTATCACCGTAGTGATACGTCCCCACATCGCCTTCACGTTGCCGAGCCAAGATTGCTTTGCCTGAACGTTCGTTAGAACTCATGCCCAAACTGGCGTTGTACTGACCAGTCGTAGACTTAATGTCTTCAGCAGCCCCCGCTTTAGCTTGCAGCAGCCCCGAGGAAGCCATTGGCGGCTGTGCCCGTTGTGGGAGTGGCATAACAGAGCCAGAACCGTCTGTAACGTCTGGATTGACCTCCAAATACGGCCAGTTATTAGTGTTAGCAGTCTTCCACTTGTCTTCGTAACCTTCAAACTGCCCACCGTAACCAATAAACGGCGCTTTGGGTGCTAGAGCCAGCATTTCAGCTTCTTGGCTAACCCAGTAGTTGTACATGCGCTGTGCGTCTTTGGCATTGCGTACAAGACCGGACACATACAAACGACCATCAACCTCAAATTCGTTGCCAACAACGCGAATAATGGGAATCCACTTGCCAGCCCATTCTTGTTGCTCAAGAATTTCGTAGCCGTTGATCTTGCAATACCTAACGCGAGGGCGATCAGACACCCGCTTGCGTTTAGGTTTGCCGTACATATCGCGCAAGGCTTTGTCTTCAGCCGTACCCTCAAAAGCAGTAGCATTACCAGGGTACAAGTTCAGCGTGGCTTTGTCGTAGTCAATGTAGTAATAACCAGCAATCCGAACCGTATCTTCGTTCAGCCAGTTGCTGATAGATTGATCGCCTACGCCTAATGACTGAAGCGTTGAAATAGGCGCAGCATCAGGATACTGACGTTCGTACTCTGCTTTGGTCAGGTCTTCAGTAATGAAGCACCACTTAGCATCTGCACCCGTTGGGTCTTGAATCAGCGGGTCCATGTAGACCGAAAAGCTATTGCGAACACGTCCAATCTTGATGTCCTGATCGAAGGTGTTTTCGTCGCAATACTCGGTCATTAGGGTGATGTAACCCTCGCCATAGGAGACTTGGTTTTCACAGGCAGTGTCATAGGCCACATCCGCATCCGAGATGTACTCGATATGCCGGATCATGCCGTTAAATATGTCTGCGACTTCTATGTCGGCTTTGTCATCCACAGGGATAACTTTTGCGCCTGGACGGTTCTGCCGCATGTCGTTGGTGACTTGACGAACGTGTTGTGGCAGTTTGTTGATCGTCAGAGTGGGGCGAGCATTGATTGTCTGCCCTTGGACTGCACCACGAGTGGCTAGTACATCAGCGGGCCATTGCCAGTGGTTGTCTGGCGATCCAGCATAGAACCGCAGGTCGTCGATCTCGTCTTCGCGGGACTCAGCAAGCGACGAAACAGCCATATCCAACCGTGATCTTGCAACGGTTAGGATGTCTGAGTCAGACTTTAGTGGTTTGCCGCCAGCAGCCACATTAGCTGCTGCAACGATTCCTGTTGGATCAGCCATTATTTAATCTTGCTAAGAACTTTGTCTACCGTTGCTTTGACATTGTTGCCAGAAGGAATCGTGGCATAGCAATTAGCAGTCGGTGAATGCGTTTCTTTATTGCGGTCAGGCATTCCGCCGTTTTGAACTTTTGCTTCGCGGCTGTTGATCTTGTTGATCTGTTCAGTCGTAGATTTCATTTTTTTCCTTTCGGGGCTGCGCGTTTGACAGAATATGCAATAGCTACAGCTTGCTTCACAGGTTTGCCAGCAGCGACTTCAGCTTTGACGTTTTTGCGGAATGCTGCGGGTGATTTAGACTTAACGAGTGGCATTATTTGCCTTTCTTAGCCGTTTTTGCCGATTCTTTAAACGCTTTGGCAGTTGGAGCGCCTTTTGCGCCTACAGGACGCATCTTTTCTTTAGAACCTTTAGCGATACGTTCTTGCTTGGCATGAATATTAGCATAAAGACCAGTTTTCATTATTAGCACTTCCATCGCTTTAATGATGCTTTGGCGCGTTCAGCATCGCCTTTGGCGTGCTTTACAACCCCTTCCATGCGGGCACAAAACGATGCTTTACGTCCTGCGTCGGCTTTAGTCTTAGGGGTTGGGGCGGGGGCTTTTAGATTGCTGCCGGTTTCGCGGTTGTATTTCTCGCGTCCTTTGGCCGTTAGTCCTGCGCCTTTAGAGACGGGGAGTTTTTCACCACGACCAACGCTGAGAGATACACTTTTTTTCACGATCCCATCCAACTGGTTGCGACCATGCCGCGATCATGTACTATGCGGCGTTCAATTTTTGAATTGTACTCTCTACTTGCCACGGGGAATGCAAATGTTACAGCCAGGGCATCTGCTGCATCTGGGGAGGCTAATCCTCGTGACTTCATTTCTTTCTTGCCTTCCAAGAATATAGTTCCAGCGGAGTTAGGCTTTTTCATTGGGCCGGTTAGATCAGTTTTTAGCTGTCTATCTTGAGGAATTGAGGCTGTTTTTAGCCATTCCCGCATCGAACCCCACATTTCAGCCCGTTTATTACCCCACATAACGGGATTTTTTGCTTTCCAGCCAAAATTTACCCCACGAACCTTGTACCGCTGCTCATTTAGTCTGTCAAGTATCCCATAACCAAGGCCACCTTCGTCAATAACGGTCAAAGTAGGTTTAAATTCATCAATCATGTCAATGACATTGCCAACGGTTGTCATGGTGTCATCACCTTTAAACCGTCTGACTTCGATAATGTCACGACCTTGGCGCACTAGCATGACTGTGCTATCCATGCCGCCCCGAGCAGGGTCAATGCCAAGAATTATAGGTGCGCTCATGTCTTTGTGTTTGGGGCGTTTCATAGCGTCTTCTACAACTGACGGCATAATAAACTGGTCTTCCCCAGACTTAGGGAAAGCCCCATAGACTTCAACGCGGGCTTCGTCTGAATCTTCTCCATACTCAGCAATAATTTGCTCATAAATAGACTTATCAGTGCCTTCAACGGTTCTGGCATCAATTTTTCTTGAAATCCAGAAGTTACGTTTGTTACCGTCTACGGCTTCATAAAAGTATCCGGTATTACGTCGCCCGTTAGAAAAAGCCAGCCAATAGCGATCCAAAATGTTTTCAGTAAAGAAGCCTGCTGCGACGCTCCAGATAGCATCTGGGATACCGCTGGCTTCGTCAAAGATCACCATCATGCCGTCCATGTTGTGGACACCGGCATAAGCGTCAGGGTTTTCCTCGCTCCAGAGCTTGCCTTCAGCGCCCCAGTAACGAGTACCTTTCTTTAAATCACGCTCAACAAGTTCAGTTAACCATGCCGCAGGGGAAAGTTTTGTTGCAGACGGTTCCCACCAATGGGCATTAATGCTCATGGTTGCCCACTTGGTCAGTTCGCCCCAAGTAACAGTTCTAAGCTGTGTTTCGCTGTTAGCGGATACAACGACTGAACTGCCTATCCTGGTAGAGAGCATCCACAGAACTAGCCAGCTAACGAGGGCGGATTTACCTACGCCACGACCTGATGCCACGGCTTCACGCAGCGCATCCATCGTTTCATCAATAGTAGCTTGGCCGCGATTTTTTTTAATGAAGTCGGCAATCTCACGCAGTATTTCACGTTGCCACTTGCGCGGGCCTTTAAAGTTCTCAAGCGGTGTGTTTGGCTGACCCCAAGGAAAAGCAAACAAAACAAATGTTTCAGGGTTATCAGCAATCTGTTGACTCCACAACTGCGACATCAACAGTTGTTCCTCGTCTGGCGAGTATTTGAGTCTTTGCATTATTTGACTACTTCGCCTTCAATAACCCGCATCTGAGCTTGTTGAAGCGCCTCAGTAATAGAGATAGTCCCGCCAACCTCAAGCTGCTTGACCTCGCCATAACGCTTCTTGTTCCAAGCACCCATGATCCACTTGCGAGTGTCAATCTTTAGCTTAGACCGCTGTACATCCTCAATGCTGTCTTCAGCATCAGCAATGTCAAGAATCTCACCAGCAATAAACTCAGTCCTGCTCTCTTGAGCTTCCTTGAATCTCTCGTAACGCTGAGGATCACGCTTGATCCAACGCAAAAAGTCTTCATAGGACATCACACGATAGTCCTCCTGAAGCAACGACTGCAAAGACCGACCACGGTAAATATGCTCAATTACCCTCTCAAACATCTGCTCATACTGCGTATGCAGCAAAGCACGAGATTCCTCCAATAGCTTCGGAGGTTTAGGGTCAGGGCAAGATAACCAACTAGGTAAATCCTGCACGCCTACAGAGTTACTTTGTTCCATAGTGCACAAATCTTAACAGAACCACTTTTGGAAATCAATAATAAAAAAAAATTCTTGCGGGGGATGCCAGAGCCACAGTCCTTGTCGCTCGGACCTTCCCCCTCCCCTCGATCTCAATCCGGTATTAGCATCATGGTCAATGGTACTTATGCCCATAAGCTGTAGGGTTATTGCTTGTTGATGGGTTATCTGTCAGTTTGGTGTCAGGAAACGTGACAGCAGCACCAAAGGTGGCACAAGGTCGTTTTTGCCTGTCGCCAGTTGCTGCCCTGTTTTATGCACCAAAGTGGTGATTATGTGACAGTTGTTCCTTTGGTGAAAAAGTGATTATGTTAAATGTACTAAACATTAGTTGCTGATTTATCAAGCATTGTTTCATTTTCAGCAAGTTGTAAGGAAGGGTGACAACTGGCCCTTTCCCGCGGAAAAAAAAATACCGGCATCTTTTTATCAAATATTTCCTCTCTCAGCTAAAGGCGCAACTGTCACATTAACTCTAAACAACCCTTCACAATTTTCCTTGGGAACTTTTGTTGCATTGTGTTATCTTACATGCGCAGGACAAATGAAACATAAATTGACAACAATAAACGAAAGGCAACAAATGAAAATTACTATCAATCGCAATGCACTGAAGGCCGTCGCACGCTTCGCAGCTGTGAAGGACATTCGCTACTACTTGCAAGGCGTGCTAGTCGAATCTACGCCATTACAGACTCGCTTGGTGGCTACTTGCGGGCATACGCTGGCGGTACATCGTGCGGATGCAAAGGACGATAACGAGGGAAGCTGGACGGGCATTCTTCCCCTGGACGCGGTTTTGACCCTGCTGAAAATGAAACCATCGCATAAGACCCTGAAGGATGCACCCATTACCGCGACAATCCTCGAATCGGGTGA